GTTTAAACAGCCGAGTCTTGCACTGCGGCAGGTCATCCAGTTTGCCGACCCAGACCCTACAGAAGCAACGGTGCAAGGTAATTGGTTCTGGGGGGTTACTGTCGATGGCATCTACCCAAACTCCGACGTAACAACTACCGGATGGAGCGCAGTTCCACCCGGCCCGCTTTACGCTGTAATTGACGAAGTAACTCCAAACGACTCTGATTACATTGTCAGCCCTAACTTGGCTGCGACTCCGGGGCCAGCGGTATTTGGGTTGAATCAGAGTGCCGCAGCAGGCTCCTACACGGTCAATGTTCGGGCAAAATACGGGCTTACCGCAGGACAGTTCAGAGTCAGTATGCTGGACTCTGGCGGAACCAGCGTTGGCACATCTTCTTGGACTGCCGTCACAGGGGCGTTCACAACGTACCCCATCTCCCTCACCACCACCGGCACCGCAACTCAAGTAAAGATTGAGGTTCAGTAATGGCTGATAACGTACCAATCACAGCGGGCAGCGGCACTCTAATTGCCACGGATGAGGTTACTGGCACGGGCGAACAAGTCCAGTTGTTCAAAATCGCTATCAGCGCAGACGGCGACAGGACTCTGATCCCAGCGACTGCGGCAGACGGCCTGCTGGTCGATATCAGCAACGCCTCTGTGCCGGTTGGAGATGGAACCAACAACGTCACCATTGACGTTGACCCAACAGACGGCGAGGCCAATTCAGGCAATGCAATGCACGTTGAGGGCCGTACCTACGTCTACAACGGTACGACTTGGGATCGGGCGCGGGGCAATATCAGCAACGGCTTGCTGGTTGATGTCAGTAGGGTTCAGGGTCAGGTTCAAGTTGGTGACGGCACTAACGCTGTCAGCGTAGACACTGCGGGCACTGACGCTGAGACTAACGCTGTAAACCAACTGCACACGCAAGCGCGGATGTACGGGTTTAACGGCACGACATGGGACAGAACGCGATCCAGCGCCCTCACTTTCAAGGCCAACCAGTTCACTACCGCGCAGACTGGTGTAGCCATCTGGACTCCGGCGAGCACAAAAGCAGTGGTTATCACTGCCATGCAAATTCAGTCCTACGGCACAACCGCAGGCACGGCGATCCTATGGTTCGGCGCGACGGCTGACACGACCTACACGCGAGGCACTGACGGCGCGATATTTGATGGCGAGTTTGCGCCAAGTGCGACCAACAAGCCCGGTGTTTATGTGGCCTTCCCGACTCCGATGCGTGGCACTGCGGACTATGTGCTGCGACTGACGACGACGAATGCTCAGAGCATCACGGTCAACGTCTGGGGCTATGAAATCTAATGGCGACCGACTTCTTCTTGCGGGGGACTACATCGTCAGTCGGAGGGGCTGGTGATCGCATTCTCAGTCAGCGCAGAGGGCGTGCGGCCAGTACTGCGGGCACATCCGCGACAGCAGGCGGCACTAACATTCAGGTGACGATTTCATTAGGAGGTCAGGCTCTGCAATGGTTTAGTGAACCGATCACCGAGACTGTGACCATCAGCGGCACGGTCACGCCAAACATTCGAGGAAACGAGAGCGCGAATACTGTCAATGCAGGAGCAGGCGTTCTGATTGAGCGATGCAACAACGCAGGCGCGGTTCAAAGCACCATCGTCGCTGACACGGTTGTGGGCGCTGAGTATGGAACGTCCGATGCTGCAAGGACGGCCAACTTAACACCGACCAGTACGGCTATGGCGGTCGGTGAGAGGATCAAGGTCACACTGAAGGTAAGAAACGTAGGCACGATGGCAGCGGGAACTGTCTTCAACTCATACAACGGGCCTGCGGCTGGTGCCTCTGGCGACACTTATGTTCGCTTTGCGGAGAACATCCGCACCGACGAAGTGATTGATGTGCAGCAACCTGAAATTTACGGTTCAAACGGATACAGGGTTTAATCATGGACGACATTTGTCTTGGGGCGTACCCGACTGAGCAGGATGCTCTAGACGCAAAGGCAGCGCGGTCAGAGCCGCAGGAAGAACTTGCGGTGGTCGAGGACGGCGACCCCGAGCATCCGTGGCGCGTGTGGTGGTCTAGGCCCAATTAAACCCGAGTAGCGCATGTCATTACTGCTGTTCTTCAAGGGTGGCGCAGCAGTCGAGACTGTCGAGGTCTCATGGCTTCGTATCGAACCGGCAACGGCGCTCGAAAGCAGTGTCGCTGAGACTGCCACAGGGTCGGATTCGGTTTCATCTAATGCCGTATTTTTGGTCAGCGTTTCAGAGGGTTCCTCTGGCTCCGACCAAACATCGGCATCCCAAGATATCAGCAGTGAAACATCCGAAACTGCTTCTGGCTCTGATCAGGTATCTGCTGGGTTAAGTTTTGACAATTCGGTATCGGATAACGCTTCTGGCACCGACGAAACCTCCGCTTCGCCAGTTTTTTCTGGCGTTATTTCGGACAGCGCCTCCATATCAGACGAGGCCTCCAGTGTCGCTAATTTTGCCAGCGTAGCCTCTGAAAGCGCATCCGTTTCTGATGCGCCTTTTGCTGCCGCAAGTTTTGCAAGCGATGTTTCGGACACGGCGTCCGGCGCTGACGAGGTAATTGGTGGACTCAGTTTTTCTGGCGTTATTTCTGATAGCGCATCCGGGTCAGACCAGATTTTTAGTGTTTTTGCGCTTTCTGGAGAAGTTTCCGAAAGTGCTTCAGGCTCTGACAGTTTAAACGCTTCGCTCAGTGCCTCTGCAAGCGTACAAGAGTCCGGTTCCGCTGCCGATCAAACTTTAGCGGCGGTTGTTTTTGGCGCTTCCATTGCGGACACGGCGAGCGCCTCTGACCAAAATTTTTCCGCAGTTAATTTTGCAGTTGCCGTTTCGGACACGGCAAGCATTTCCGATCAAAGCGCGGCATCGGTTACTTTTTTTGCGGTCGTCCTTGAGACCGGCTCGGCTTCTGACGAAATAATTGCGGAGATAGTCACCGTACTTATTTTTGCCAGTGTTGCCGAAACGGCGTCTGGCTCTGATCAGAACGATGCATCACTGGAATACGCTCCAAGCATTCTGGAGTCGGGGGGTATTACAGACGAAGTCTTGAGTCTGGCAAGTTATTTCGGCCAAGTCTCGGAGCAGTCATCGGCAATCGATGCCCCGGAGGCAAGCGCAAGTTTTATCGTAACGATCACAGAGTCCAACTCTGTTTCCGAAACGATTGCGGCTATCAAGGTTTTTGACGGCAGCGTATCTGAGTCATCTTCGGCGTCTGATGCACTGGCTGGAAGCCCGGTCTACGTCGGGGTAATTTTAGAAGCCGCTTCGGGAACTGACGTTGCCTTGAGCAACTTGAGTGTGCTTGTTGAGGTTTCTGACTCCGCCGTTGCAAGTGAAATAAACTCTGCATCTGCGTTGTTTTTTGTGGTATCAGAGCAGAGCGCCACAGGATCTGACTCAATAAGTGTCAGGCTTAGATGGGAAGTGATCAATGATTCTCAGACCGTCATTTGGTCTGGGGTCAACGACAGCCAGTCGGTAACATGGCAGGGTGTAAACACTGGTCAATCGGTAACGTGGCAGGTTATCAATGATGGTCAATCAGTGACATGGCAAGTCATCAATGACGGCCAATCAGTTGTCTGGGTTCCAATAAACACCAACTGACAAAACAGTAAATATCGACTGGAAAAAACATGGCATCCACATACTCCGGCCTCAAAATCGAACTGATCGGCCTTGGCGAACAAGTTGGCACTTGGGGAACCACAACCAACACCAATCTTGGCACAACGATTGAGCAGGCCATTGTTGGAAAGGCAACCGTAAACTTTTCAACAGACGCCAACAAGACGCTGAACTTCACTAATACAAATGCGGCGCAGGATGCGCGGGCTTTGTTTTTGGAGGCTACGTCCAGTGTCAGTCTTTCTGCCACAAGAGACCTGATTGTCCCGGCAATCAACAAGACCTACATCGTCAAGAACTCTACGACTGGCGGTCAGAGTATTCGGGTTATCTCTGTTGGCACTGGGGTGACCATCCCCAGTGGCAAGACGGCTATTCTGTACAACGATGCCACAAACGTTTCTTTCCAGTTTGACTACGCTGGCGCACTGTCTCTTGCGGGTGATTTGATTGCCGGGGGCAATGTCACCGCCTACTCTGACATTAGGCTCAAAACAAATCTTCAACAAATCCCGGACGCTCTCGCAAAGGTTGAGAGTCTGACCGGGTACACCTACACGCGCACAGATACCGGCGAGCGTCAGACGGGCCTTGTGGCGCAGGACGTCGAGAAGGTGCTGCCCGAAGCGGTTGTGCAAGGCGAGCATTTGGCGCTTGCATACGGCAACATGGTTGGTCTGCTGGTCGAGGCAATCAAGGAGTTGTCTGACCGTATTGAGAAACTGGAGGCGAAATGACCCTCCCGGTTTCAGGCCCGATCTCCATGCAAGATGTAAACGTGGAGTTAAGCCAGTCTCCAACAAATGAGATTGCGCTTAATGACGTTAATGTCCGGTCTTTGTTTCAAGTTCCAAGTGGAACGATTTCTTTGAGTGACGGGTACG